TGGGAGTGTTATGTATCTGCGTCACAATACATGGGTTTCCAATCGTAGTCGAAGCAAAATCGTGATCCGTTAGCAAGTTTAAACATGTAGGGAGGTTAAGATGAATTCGCGAGTAGCGAACTATATAAGAACCTTTCCTCGCAGCGAAACAACCTTCAAAATGAGTTATCAGGTTGTTGATGCCATAATCAAAATTAATGGCACCGGTACCAGTGGTTACAGTTCGTGAACGACCTGCAATCTTGGTCCCGCGAAAAACTGGCCTATCGAAATCATAAATCGCTAGGGTTTGGATGGAAGAGCTCGTTGAAGATTGCGCTGCATACACATACGTTGGTGACTCTCTTTTGATAAGAGTCCGGATGTTCGTAATAGATTCCCCATGATTCACCAAACTGGTTTCAACATTACTAGCTTGTCCCACTTTACCAGAAGCGGCAAAGTAAGAACATGTTCGCAAGTTGTCACCAGGACGATAAAAACGCAAGGAATCACCTCCTGCTATCCAGACATTTACATCAACTGGAGTGTCAACTGTCCCATTGGGCGTATTCAACAAATTCATTACTGAAATTGTGATGTACCCATTGCACGTCAACAAATTGGCTCCCACCGCAATGGGAAATTGCATGGCTGCACAAAACAAAGAACTGTACTGGGAGTGAAACGGAATCTCAAATTCCACCTCCGACTCTTTCTCTAAATCCAAGATTACTGTGACTGGTGTGGAATAAAAACCTGGGGTATTTATATCAACAGTAGGATAAGGGTCCCACGTGATCCTCAGTCGGCCACGGTGCATCTGAGATGCAATGGCTTGTATCTTGTACTTAAGAGTACCGCTCCAATAAGAAAATGGCAAGGCACAATATCCAGTAGCTGGAAAATGCCTCTCCGATCCGTTAACTCTATACACACAGGGAGACACCCCACTCTGTAACAGAGTTGTGTCAACCGCTGAGGCTACAGTCCAGGAAGTAGTAGACAAGAATGAATATCTCTTACAAATTTCAACTATATCCATCTCTCGATACTCAGGGGGCAGATTTAACTCTGCTCCTAGAGCAACTGAATTCGCTGAACTTAAACCCATAAACGGAATCGGTATTGGTTGATCAGTATTCGACAAAAAATTATGAGACTTAATAATCCTATCCTCAGCGAGGAATGGACGACTATATCCCAAAGCTTTAGCCAAATCTGCTCCAAACTTAAGTGCCATAGACATAGGAGTAGCATAAGGAGCCGCAGCTGGAATAACAGAGAGCTGCTTCGTAGCATGGGACAACTTTTCCAATGTTTTGGATACTGGTTTCTGTTCTCCAGAGGCTGCATAATAGGTGGTTGGTACCTCCAATTCAACATCCTCTAAAGACATAAAAATCTGCACCGTAACAGGATCGGTTGAGCCATTGCAATGAGACAAATTATTTATAGAATTTAAATATATACCATAAAAATTATTACTTAAAGCTGTTTCTGATTGATTTAAAGTATACCATTTAGTTACATTAAAATAAGGTAATTTCAGGGTCATTGTTTGACTTTTATTTATACTCATAAATACATTGGGTCTCTGACTGAGGCGAACGAAATCGGCACTGACCGGTGCTGCTGGCAATCTGGCTGGTTCAAGTGAATCGTATCCTGCTAAAGGTAAAGCGGATAAGAGAAGCGATCCTGAGTAAAAAGGATTCACAGATACTGAAACTGTGATGACTTGAGAAAAACGCATTCTCGCAAAATGATTCAACTTATGTTTAATGGGAATCAATCCCAAATATGCCTGCAAAGACACGCTGGTGTTCAGTGCGGTCCCGGTAGCCCATGATAGTGTTGCCACTTTCACAGGTCGGGACAAAAACTCTTTTAGTGACACATCTTCAAAAGTAGAATAATTAACTTTATCATAAGACATATCATCAATTTGAGTTGGAATATCAAACGTCCTTTCGGGCGCTGACAAATCCCGGGAAACTAGCCCTTCCCCGGTAGTGGGCTTTATATCTAAATTAGGTGTTTCGGCAATGTTAAAATTTTTATATATGTTTTCACATTAATGACATACAACTGTGTAACCAATAAAAATTAGTATATAAAGTGACAAGCCTATTTACAACACACACACAGAAATGCACGCAAACGGTAACCAATATCACAGTGGAAATTCGTTATTTATTAGGAAACTTTTCCATTGTTAACCTTGTGGGGGCACTTAGCCGACCCCCGTAGCGTATGTGGGGGCACTTAGCCGGCCCCCTGTAGC